GCCCGCGCGCTGCGGTCATGTCGCCCTGTACATAGCCCGTCAGATCGCCCGAAACCTCCGAGACGTCGAAATCCTCGAAGCCGTGATCGCGGAGCACCGCCGCAATCACATCCGCCAGCGTCCCCGCACCCAGCCTGCCATTCAGCCAGTGGCCGGTGCGCCAGTTGCCGCCATCGCTCCAGACGCCGCCATCCAGCGGAAAGGCCGGATAGGGCCGCGCATCCCATGACCAGATGAAGATGCGGCCCGGATCGACCATGCCGCCGGGCGCCTCGCCGCTCCGCCACCACAGATGATGCGCCTCCAGAAAGCGCCGCTGCATTGTGTCGGAGCGCGTGCGGTTGGAGAAATACGGAACCGCGCTTTCGGCCGATTTCGGATCAGCGAACACGTTTGGCTGATTGCCGCCCTTGTCGATCGCCGCACAGCCGAGCTCGGTGAACCAGACCGGCTTCATCCGCGCCTGCCAGGCCGTCGGGCTGGGCTTCTCGACGCCACCGGCCCGCTCGTAATGCCGGTTCGCCCACCAGCCCTCGATATCCTTGTAGCGGTAGATCCAGTGCTTGCCGGCAAGCCCGTCGCTGATCGGCGTCCGTATCCGGCTCGCCCGTGCCGCCTCATCGGCATAGTACCAGTCGAAACCCTCGCCGGTAGTGATACCGGCCATCAGCCCATCGCGATCATCCGCCGTCCGCATACCCTCGGGGTTCGCCTCCGCCAGATCCGCATCCCGCCAGTCGGAGAGCGGCATGTAATTGTCGATCCCGACCGCGTCGATGGCGCTCGATGCCCAGAGCGGATCGAGATTGAAACAGACGTCGCCGCTGCCGTCGTCCGGCCGGTAGCCGAAATACTCGCTCCAGTCGGCCGCATAGGTCAGCTTCGCCTGCGGCAGCAGCGTTTTCACGTCCGCGGCGAGAGCCGTCAGCGCCGAGACAAACGGAAAAGCCCCGGTCTCATCGCGCACCTGCGTCAGCCCGCGCATCTCGGAGCCGATGATGAAACCCGAGACCCCGCCCGCTGCTTTCGCCAGCTGCGCATAATGCAGGATGAAGCGCCGATAGCTCTCCTCGCTGCCGTTATAGCTCACCCGCTGGCCGGAAATGCTGAAATGCCCCGCCTGCGCCGCCCCTCGAAAGGCCTGGATCTGCGCCCGCGCCGCCGCCGTCCGGTCTGCCGATCCTGGCGCTCCGATCGCCGGATGGCAGGTCACCCGCCCCCGCCAGGGATAGGCCGCCTGCACCGTCCCGCCGTATGGATCGGGCAGCGCATTGCCCTCGGCGATATCCATCATCACGAACGGATAAAGATAGACCTCCAGCCCCCTCGCCGTGAGATCGGCGATCGCCGAAACGACGCTCGCATCATCCGGCGTACCGCCATAGGCCGGACCACCGTTGAGGCGGCTGACAAGATATGCCTCGCTGCGCGATACGCCGGAGACCGACCAGGGACTGCTTTCGTCATCACGCGTCCTGACCTCGACACCCGGAACGATCCGGCAATTGCCGGCTCTCAGATCAGTCCCGAACCAGGAGACGACAAGCGCCACGCGCTCGAGATTCGGGCAGACCGCCATCAGCTCGTCGATAGAGACATCCCAATCCGTCAGCCCTTGCAGGCTGTTGCGGTTGATCACCCGCGCGCTCCCCGCCCCCGTCTTCTCCGATACCGCCACCGTGCGGTAGCCATGCTCGGTCGATCCCGGGATGATACAGACGGCGCGGACCTGCTCTTCCAGCGCTCCGATGGCCCGCACCACCTCGAACTGCAGCAGCGGAATGCGGTTGCCGTAATTGTCGAGCGGCAGCCGCTCGAAGACGGCATAGGCAAGCCCGCGATAGGCCGGCGCCATGCCCGTCCCCTGCTTCGCCTCGATCAGCGGATCGGGCAGCTGCCCGGCATCGCCCCGGTAGACCCGCATCTCGATCTTGGTCAGATCGAGTTCCTTGCCATCGGCCCAGACGCGCCTGACACAGGCGATCGGCCCCTCGCAGAGCCCGACGGCGAAGTTCGCGAAATAGCGGAAACTCTCGACCGCCGGCCCGGAAGACGACTTGCCGCCGGTGCGCTCGCGCGCCACCTCCTCCTCGAATCGCGTCGCCCAGATCATCGTCCCGCCGATCCGCACCGCACCGTAGACACGGTTGATCGACGTGCCCTCGTCGGCACCCGGAATGCGTGCCGTCGAAAGCCGCGATCCGCGCACCGTCTGTCCGCCGCCGATCAGCGCCCGGTCAAGCGCATTGCCCGCCAGCGCGCCCGCCGCCCGGCCGATAATCGTGCCGACAGGCCCGAAAACACTGCCCAGCGCCGCACCCGCCGCCTGCAGAAGGAGAGTGGCCATGAAAACCTCGCAGCGAGTCGCCAGCGCCATTCACACGGCACTTGCTTTTTCCCGCAATGATTGTGTTAAATTGCTCCAGTCGTGAGCAGAAGCAGAAGCGCCGAGACCAGCCGGCGCACTCGGACCGATCGAAATTCAGCTCAGGCCGCGCCGAAAATGGTGGTTTTCCACGACCCGGAGCGCAGCGTACTCAAAGTACGTGAGCACCGGAAGCGTGGAAAAGCGCCATTTGCAGGCCGGCATGAACTGAATGTCGATCGGTCCTGGAGAGGATGGGCTTCTCCAGCCTTGGCAAGGGCCTTGCTCTCGATCAAGGAGGTGATGCGATGTGGTTCTTGCCACGCGGTATCACGCTTAGTGTGAGGAAAACCCGGACGGGCTGGTCAATAGCCATCCGGGTCATCTTCCAAACATAAGCAAAGGGTGGGCGGAGCTACAACTCCGCTCACCACTCCCCAACCATAGCGACACACACCCTAATTTTCAAGCATCGCTGCAACCTCAGGGAACCGGAAGACGGCCGTCACCCGCCGCCGCCAGCTCGGCACCAAGGCGGAGCGGATCACTGCCGCCTGCTCATAGGCATGGATGAAACTTTTCTCTCCGGCAAAGATGCCCGCATGCTTGGCCGCCACGTCCGGCCGCCAGCGAAACAGCATGAGATCGCCCGGCATCATCGCCTCGGCCGACAGTGGCGCGCCGAAATGCCTGAGGGCCGCATCGAGCAAGCGATCCTGCCCGCTGCGCTCGGCCCAGTCCCGCGCATAGGGCGGCGGCATTTCCGGCTCGACGCCGTAGAGCTCCCGCCAGATACCACGGATCAGCCCCAGGCAGTCGCAGCCGATCCCCCTGGCCGAAGCTTGGTGCCGGTAAGGCGTGCCGATCCAGCTCTCGGCCGCGGCGAGCGCCCTTTCGTGGATATCCGTCATTTGAACAGCGCGCCTCCGTCATGGATGCTCCCGCCATCCGCATAGGTATAGGCAAAGTCGGCACCCGGCATATGCGGGAAGCCGCGGAAATTCTGCTGATTGGCGAATGTCGCCCGGCAGGTGGCGAAGGCCTTGTCGCATCCGGCCGTCATCCGCAGGGCATCCCCCACGTCGGGCGCCCGCGCCATCGGCAGCCACAGCGTCACCTCGACGTCAGCACCTGTCGCAGAATGCGCCTCGATATCCAGCCGCTCACCCGCAGCTGTGCCACTCAGAAATTCAAGGCTGCCATAGCGAAACAGTCCGTCGGCAAAAGGCGCCAGCCCCGACACCACGATCCGCGTCGCATCGATCACCTCAGCCACGATCCCCTGTCGCCGGAATGCGCCCTGCCCCAGATCGACGCCGCATCTTGCATCCCCCAGCGCCGCATCGCAGCGGCGGCTGTAAAGACGCCCTTGCGGCTGGTTCAGCCGATGGGCGAAGCTGCGCAGCTCGGCGCGAAATTCGCCCTCGCTGCGCGTGACTTCACCGATCTCCTGCATCTTCAAAAGCAGATGCTGTTCGGGTGCCCCCCAATTGACCAGGAACACCTCGACCCGCGCCCCGTCATACAGCCCGCGCTGCAAGTCCGCGTCTCGGATCGCCTCGCTCGAAAAGCTGCCCGTGACCTCGCTGGTTGCCGCCGGCAGACCGGCGCCCTCCTCCGTGCCGCTCGCCGAAAAACCGCTCGCCGCCAGAAAATTCGTCCCGGCAAAGGCGAGATCGCCATCATGCTCGGTGAAACCCAGCACCACCCCATCACGCCGCGTCACCCGCCAAGCATGGCACGTCGTCGTCGCGTCGCCCTTCAGATGCGCCGCGAGCCCGGCATCGATAGCCCTCATGGCAGGATCTCCATCAGCGGAATGGCCGGGATACGCCCGGCATTGAAGGCCGTCAGGTTGACGTCGATCCGGCCCGTCGCGAAGCGCACGGGAACATCGAACTCAAAACCCGCCGTCACGCTCGCCCCGGCAGCCGGCACATGTCCGGACACAAAACTGACTAGCCCGGTAGCCGCATCGCAGGAAAAGGCACCCGCCGGGCTCACCACCCCATCGACGGCAATCATCACCGTTCCGGCCACCGGCTTGGCGACGACGCGCAGGCT